CCTGGGTCAGCTGATAGGCCAGCCGCTTGGCGGCCTCGCTATCCTTATCCTGCGCCCACTCGGCATTTTCGTGGGCCCGCTGGAGCAGGTCCACTTTCTCCTTTTGGGTCTCCAGCACACGCTGGAGGGCCTCCTGCTTGGCCCGGTTACCCTCGGCGCTGTCCGCGTTGAGCTTGTAGCGCTCGGTGACCAGCTTGACCTCGGCGTTAAGCTGCTTAAGGTCGCCGTTGATCTCCCGCACCGTCTGCTTGTAGAGGCGCTCGCCGTCGACGGAAAATGTCGTCTGTATCTTGCCCACATTGGGCATAAGTTAAGCACCTCCTCCTGCCAAAAAGGCAGACAAAGACCGGGGCTGCTCCGGCTCCTGCTTAGGCGTCTGCGGATGCAATGCTCGCAGCAGACGCCAGATCAGCGCAGGCGTGGTCCGCCAGAAGCTGTTGTAGTCCTGGTGCAGCTCCCGCATCCACACCGCCAGCAGCCCGGCAAAGTCTAAGCCCCCGGAGTCTCCCCCGGGGGCTCCGTGTTTTTTCCCGCGTCCTCCGCGTCCTCCGACTCGTTGGTGCTGTCGGTCTCGCCGTCGGTCTCGTCGTCGGTCTCGTCGTCGGTCTCGTCGTCACGCAGCGCGTCTGCCACCAGGTCGAAAACCACGTCTTTAGCCCGGCGGAGGTCCCGCCAGGACAGCATACGCCCCAGCTCTCGGGCGGTATAACGCCGCTCCTTGCCGTGCCGCTCGTTGCAGTCGTTGACCATGGCCGCCAGCCAGATCAGCACCGTCTTGAGGGAAGTGCCCAGCGCGGGGGTCAGATCGCCGCCGCAGGCCTCTTGTACGTCGGCGAGCACCGTCATGTTGCACTCGACGGTCCACCAAGGATGGCCGTTGATCGTGATGTCGCCCTGCTTAGGTCTGATGTCTTTAGTCATAAGTCCGCCCTCCTTCCGGCTTAGACGCCGAAGCACTTGTCGATCCAGTCGATGGCCTGCGCCGCGGTGTCGCAGGTGACCACCTCCAAGATCGTCTGATCGGCGTTGTCTGCTGCCATAAACTCGCCCGACGTGGTGGGCGTGGCAAAGGTGATGTTGTCGCCCTTGGTCTGCAAGCTCATGGCGGGCTCGCCAAACAATGCCTTGGCCAGAAACACTGCGGTGTACTTTTCAACTCCGTCGACCATGTCCGGGGCGTAAAAGCCTACGCCGACGTACTGCGCCTGCGTCTTGCCCGTGGTCACCACGGAGGAGACCGTCGTGGCACCGGAGCCGGTGCCGACGGAGCGGATCTTGGCAGAGGTCCCAAAAAGCAAGGTCTTGGCGTCATCCGTGATGTACTTAACCCCGAGCGAGATCGTGCCACCAGTAATGGCCCGGATGTACTCCGCCAGGACCGACTCCGCATAGAGACGGCCCTCAGCAAAGCGGGGCTCCAAGTTGGCGGTCATGGCGTCGCCGACCTTAGTCTTGCTGGTGTAAGTGATCGTGCCGCTGGTGTTGACGTACTTAGCGGCCTTGATGCCGCGCAAGTCAAACTGAGGCATAAGATCATCCTTTCCGGCGCAAAAATTTCTCCCAGATTTCCTGGGCCTTGGCCGTAGTCCGGACCCGCGCCCTGGTCTCGGCGACCTCGACGAAGCGGCTCCCGGGGTTACCCCGGACGCCGTAGTGCAACCTAAAGGCGACAGCTGCACGCCGCAGCGGCCGCCCGTCTATATCCAGCTTGCCCGGCACCGTCCCTTGAGGATAGACGGCGATGCTCCAGGCGTCGTCCACGCGCTTGGGCTTGCGGGCGTAGCCGATAGAGCGGATCAGCCCGCCGGTTATCCGGTGGCCCGCCTGCTCGGCTGCGATCTCCCACTCCTCGCGGATGATCTCCGCGCAGGCCATACAGATCGCTTCCGCCACAGGCCCCGCGTCCTCGCCCAGCTTGTGCATCTCAGCGATCAGCTCGTCCAGCCCGGACGACTCCACCCTAGCCATAGAGCTCACCCACTGCGTAGGCTGTCATGGCCACATGGTAGCGGCTATCGGTGGGGTCGTAAATCTCTTGCTGGATCACCACGATCCAGTCCGCCTCCTCCATGGCTGCCTTGATCGCCAGGATGTCCGCCTGGTGGCTCTCACCGTCCAGGGCGGCGGCAAAGTAGTCCAGCGCCCAGTAGACGCCGGTCTCCGCCTCCTTGCCCTCGCCGTATATCTGGCCCATCTGGCCCAGCAGGTTGTATGTGATGTACTTAGGCTCGTTGCCAATATACGGGGGATGCGTCACCGGCAGGCCGAGGCCCGCCAGCGCCTCGTTGATAGGCTTGGCCATACTGCCGTCCTCCTTACTGCGCAGGCACGATCCGCTTGATCTTGAGCTCCAGCCAGTGGCCGCGCTCGCGGACGTCGTCCAGGGAGATGATCTCCCAGGCCTCGCCGCCCTTGACCACGCGGCACTCCGGAGTGATCCGGGGGTCATACCGCAGCATGATCGTGGCTGCCTCCTTGAGATCGAGCGAGGCGTTTTGCCATGCCTCTGCCCCGTGGGCGTTGATCCAGCGGCAGGGCCTCGGTCCTGGCCAGATGCTCTCCCAGGATTGGCTGGGGTAGCCGGTGGCCGAGACCTCGGAGATCGGCGCTTGCACGTCGATCCAGGTCGTCAGCTCGCCGACCAGGTTGTAGTGGCTGTAGGTCCTCACACTCTCAGCTCCTTGTAAGGGTAGAGCATACGCTCCGCCTGCGGCTGCCACTCGCTACCCGGGATGTCCTCATAGGCAGCCTTGACGTAGAGCAAGATCGCCTGCTTGACCACCTCGGGGATGATCTGGCCGCCTGCTGTGTACTCCAGCACGCAGGCCCCAGCAGGCACCGACGCGCCCGGCGTCACCGTGGACCCGACCAGGTCCACGCGCCAGTCCTCGACGCTGCCCACCGTCGGTGCTCCGTCAGCGGCCACATAGGTGATCTTATCCAGCGAGGCCAACGGCGGATATGGCAGCTTGATCGGCTCCCTCGGCAGGCTGTCCAGGGATACCACGTAGTGCTGCACCGCCCAGCTGCACCCGGTGTAGTCCTCCGCCCACTGGCGTCCGGCGGTGATCAGCTGCGTGATCCTGCCGTCCTCGTGGTCGCTGTACTCCCGCAGCGCGGCCTTGGCCTCGTCCAGGGTGATAGGCTCGACGACGACGCCGAGCAGCTGCTTAAGGTGCATTGTGCTGCGCCTCCTTGTAGGCTTGATAGTCTGACTCTCGGTACAGATGCAGGGCCGGGCAGGTGGTGTCCACCCACAGCTTGTAGCCGTGAGCCACCGCCCGTATGCAAAAGGCCCGATCCTCCCAGCCGCTAAAGCTGACGTTGTAGAGCGGAGCATAGTTAATGCGCCCTTGCTCCAGCACGTCGCGGCTGATCAGTATGCAGGCTCCTGTGCCACCGGTCCGGTGGATGCCTGCCGTCTTGTAGCGGTTGACCCCACCGTCGCCGTAGCTGCAAAAGTCGTAGTCCCAGCAGTTGGGCCCGAGTTCGCTGCCCGGGGTCCACTGTGTCCAAAAAATCTCCGACACGATCTCGCGCCTGCGGGAGAGCAGCACCGCCAGCGTCTGCGGCTGGAGGATCAGGTCGGAGTCGACCATCATCAGATAGTCATAGCCGCCCTCGCGGGCCTGCTCAAGCAAGACGTTGCGCATAGCAGCCACGGCCACAAAATTGCTTGTCCTCCACTCGTGCGTGGCACCGCCCACCTCGTAGGCGTCCGTCGCCGCCACCAGCCGCCGACCGTCTGACGGTCGGAGCATCGGCTCCAGCTCCGGGCAGCCGTGCAGGATAAAGTACCGGGCGACCTCCACCCCGTCCGGGATGGCTAGTCTATCCAGAGACGCCAGATAGGCCTCAAAGATGTGCGGCTTTTGCCGTACAGGCGCGCCGATCAGTACTCTAGTCAAGGGAGATCGCCTCCCTCTTGCGCTTGATGTAGTCGGCCAGCGTCACCGGCCTGGTCTCCAGGTGCCCCACGATGGGGTCCGGATCAATCAGTATCGGGATGCCCGCCGCCTGCAAGCGCAAACAAAAGGTGATGTCCTCCCCTGCGTTGGGCAGCGGGAGAAACCACGGATACTTGATCTGCTGGAAAACCTCGGCCTTGATCAGCAGGCAGGCCGCCCCAACCGCCGCCGCAGTAAAAGGCTTGTCCGGCCAGCTGTCCGGCTCAAAGGGCACCAGCTTGACGCGCCCGCCGTCGGCGTAGCCCAACTCCCGGTAAAAGCAGGGAGTGTAAGGCTCCACGCGCTTGACGCACATGGCCGAGGTCACCGGCGCATCATGCCTCCGGAGCTTGGCAAGCAAGTCCGGCGAGAAAGTCATATCCGAGTCGAGATACAGGATCGAGTCATAGCCGCCCTCGCGCATCTGCACGGCGGCATACTCCCGGGCCACATGGATGGAAGCCTGATCGATCAGGGCGTAGTCCGTCCCGGGGTTTGCCGCCAGCAGCTGCATGAGGCAGCGTTGAAACTCCACCTGCATCGTCTTGACCGTCGGGATCGCCAAAAGTGTTTTTTGCATCGATAGCCCTCCTTTTTGCCCCCCGGATTGGAGGGCCGGGGGCAGGCCCTAGAGCCTGCCCCCTATGTCAGCGCGGCGCTGCCGCGCGGACGTCTTACTTAGTGTTGAGCTTACGCAGGGCCTCGGACAGAGCCAACTTACCATCAAGCCGCTGCCACACCCGGAAACCGACCTGACCGGTCCCGGCGAAGAGCTCGTTGAGCCGCTGCATGTACATCCGCCCGCGGATGCCAATGATGTAGCGCTTGTAGTCGCCAAAGATCAGCGGCGTGGTGCTGGGCACAGCGCTGCTGACGTGGATCGGGCGGCCCAGCAGCCGGTCCGGCTCGCCGTCCTGGTAGGACGGCTGGAAGATGTAGTGGCCCGCGCCGTCAGTCAGCTGCATGATGGTCCCCAGGCCCTTGCGGTTGGTCAAAAACTCGCCGCGCCGGGCGTAGGCCTCACCAAAGGGCACGTTGTTGATGGGATCGACGTACAGACTGACAACATCGGCGTAGTTAAAGGACCCCGTCACGCTGGACGTAATCGCCGCCGTGATGCTGGGCACCAAGCCGGAAGGTCGGCCGCTTGCCGTGCCAGCGACGCACTGGGTCTCGATCTCCCCGCCCATGGCCTCGGCGGAAAGGGAGAGGACATAGCTCTCGACGTCGAAAGCGGAGTCCTGAAGCAACTCCTCGCTGACCTTGATCAGCACGCCCAGCTTGTGGGCGCCGAGCTGTACCCGGGCCACGGTAGGGCTGGAGTCGGTAAAATCACCGCCCTCTGCGATCCAGTAGGCCGTCGGCGCGGTGCCATCCACGGGGATGTCGGTGGTGGTGTCGGTCTGCATCACTGTCGCCAGGTCCAGCATCGTGCCGTAGTCGTGGGCCTTGCGGACGATCTGGTCGGACAGGTCCTCGGGCACCAGGTAGCCCATGGACGAGGTATCGGTGCTCGCCGCGTTGGCGATCTCCCCCTGCAAAAAGCGGCGGAAGTTGGAAGCCTTCGGCTGCTTGACGACCTCCAGGGTGGGTGCCGCAGCATCCAGGGCCTCGACTTTGCGCAGGCCCTCGATCTGGGCGGTCAGCGCGTCAAAGTCCTTGACCGCCTGGTCGTAGTTGGCCTGCTCGGGCACGCCCGCCTCGGCCATCTCTCTGATCCGAGCGGCGACCTGCGCACGCTCGGCAATCTTGTCGATGATAAGCTTAGTAGTCATTACATCGCCTCCATGATGTCGATTACTCTCAGGTATGCCAACCTGTTGTTGTACTCTTGAGCTCTATCCTCCACGAGCGGCGGCTCGGGTTGATCTGCTTGCTCTGCTGCCTGCGGCAGTTCCTCCGGCTCCACAGCCTCAGGCTCCTGCTGCTCTCTCTCGGCCAGCACCTTGGCCAGCCGCCCCAGGTCCATCCTGGCGCTGTTGACTATGGCCGCCCGGCGGAAGCCTCCAAACACCACAGGCACCGCCCCAGCGTCCTGCCGGATACTATCTGCAAAGCCAAGGTCCACCGCCTGCTGGGCGCTCATGTAGGTCTCCTCATCCATCAGCTCGGAGATGCGCTCCCGGCTCAAGTGCGTGCGCTGGACGTAGACGTTGATGATCGCGTCCTTGACGGTGTCCAGGACGTCGGCGGTCTTACGCATCTCGTCCGCGTAGCCGATCGCCGAGGTCCACGGATTGTGGATCATAAAGATAGCGCCAGGCGTCATCTCCACCATGTCGCCTGCCATGGCGATGATCGTCGCGGCGCTCATGGCCTTGCTGTCGATCACGACAGCCACGCGGCCCGGATAGGCCTTGAGGGCGTTATAGATGCCGATCCCGGCAAAGGTGGACCCGCCATAGCTGTCAATCCACACAGTCAGCGGACGGCTGCCAAGCTCGGCCAGCGCGTCACGCAGCTCACCGGGGGCGGCGTGAGGATCGCCGAACCAGTCATACAACCAAGCGTCCTCGTCGTCCACGATGTCCCCGTCGATCCGGAGCTCCGCGCTCTCCGGCTCCACCACCAAATCCCAAAATCTCTTGCTCACTGCTGCTCACCTCCACCCACTTCTGACATGTTGAGCGGCGTCAAGTATACATCACCCGCCGGGCCGATGTCCGGCAGGTTCTCACGCGCCCGAATCTCGTTGGTCGACAAAAAGCCCCACTGCCGCCCCTGTGCGTAGGCCGCGTAGCGGTCACCGATCCGGCCGCGCAGTAAGGCATTGATGTCGTACTCGACGTAGACGCCCTCCCTGCGCTGGTGCGCAAAGAGCAGCGTCTGGCCCACAGCCTGCTGGATATTGACCAGGTAGGGCATGAGCGTGTCGTTGATCCAGGACAAGTTGAGCTCCTCGATGTTGCCCCAGGTAGCCCTTGACATGTCCATGATCTTGTGCGGAGGCACGTTAAAAAACCGCGCGATCTCCACGACCTGTGCGTCCCGCGTCTCCACAGTCTGGCCATCCGTCATCGGTGCGCTGATCCGGAGGTAAGTCATGCCCTCCTCCAGAAGCATCACCCGATGGCGCTTGCCCAGGCCTGAGTAGGTCTTGCGCAGCTCCTCCCGGAAGTCCTCGCGCTTCTCGCCGCGCAGGGTGCCCGGGTAAGTGATGATCCCCGAGGGGTGGCTGCCGTTGGCGTAGTACTCCTGGCTATAGGCCGCCGCTTGCTTGGCCAGCCCCAGGGACTCGGCCAGCAACTCCAGCGGGCGGTAGGCCGCTAGGCCGTCAGGCGACAGGCCCAGCAGCTCCAGCATGTTGCCGTGCGTGATCTGCACCGTCCGCAGCCCCCCGTCGGGCTCCGGCACACGGGCGATATAGACAGGCTCGCCGCTCGCCCTGCGGCGCTTCTCCACGTACTTGCTGGGGATCGGCCAGAGCGCGACGGGCTCCGCCGTCCGGGGTGCTCGCTCCACCTCGCAGTAGGCGTGCCCCGTCAGCAGCAAGTTGACCAGCAACACCCGCCACATGTTGTAAGCAGTCATGTAGGGGTTGGGCTCCGCGTTGAGCAGGCGGTATAGATCATCCTCCAACCGGACGCGGCCCTCGTCTGTTTTTTGGTACACCCGCAGGGGCAAGGTGGCGATCTGCTCCGAGATCACCCGGACGCAGGCGTAGCACGCCACCACCCGCATGGCCTCCTCCGGTGAGACCGCCTTACCAAAGCTCTGGAGCAGCCACTCCTGCGGGGCAGACAGCGTCGAGTCGCTGCGAGGCCTCAAAAAGTCAAAAATGCCCAAAGTTTCACCACCTTAGATCGCCAGGATGTCGGCCAGCTCCGGAGCATAGTGCGGCTCCATCCGCAAGCAAAGCACCATAGCGTTAAAAAGCGCCGCCATCGGATCGATCCGCTGGACAGCGCTAATCTTTTTAGCTTTGTAATTTCCGTTGCCGTCCTCCACGACGGTCACGTTGCCAAAAGCCCAGCGCGTGGCCGGGTTATGCACGATCTCCGCCTCGCCGTTGCCGAGCAAGCGCTCGATCTCTTTCATCGCGGGCGAGAGGTTTTCTATATTCTGCCGGATCGCGGCGAGCTCGATCACGGCCTCCTTGCCGTCGACCTCGACGCCGCGCTCCAGGTCCTGCCGCAGCTTCTCCGCGCCCCAGGGGTCATTACCCCAGGCTACCACGTCGTACTGCAAGCTTACCGCTGCGAGCTGGTACATGATCAGCTCGTAGTCGATGACGCTCCCAGGCGTCACCTCAACGTGACCGGCCTTGGCCCACTTGTCGTAGGGGACCTTGTCCCGGCGGACCCTCTCGGCCATGCCGTCTGCGGGTATCCACTGCCGGGTCATCAGCACATACTTGTCCAGCCCGTCCTGGGGCGGAAAAACAAAACCCAGCGCCGTCAGGTCTGTGGTACTGGACAAGTCCAGGCCACAGTAGCAGCGCTTGCCCACCAAGTCGGCGGGTGTCAGCTTGCTGCGCCGCTGATCGTAGAGTGTCAGCGGCAGCCAGCCCAGGCGCTTGAGCGAGACCCATTGATTGAGCCGCAGCCATCTAAAGAGCTTCTCGGTGGCCTCGCTGTTGCGTGCTCTGAGCGCCTCCTGCCTCAGCGTGTCCACGCTCATGGTGTGACCCAGCGATGGGTTGGCCGCGTGCCACACCGCCTCGTCGTATATGTCCGCGTCCTCCGGCGCGGCGTATATCTTGACGTACATCGTAGGGTCAACGAGCTCCCCATCCTGCACTTTGCGCGCCTGCTCGTGGACCTCCCAACCTATGCTGGCCCGGTCCGGGTCATCGCCTGCCGTGGTGATCACCCACAGCAGCGGCTCCCGTCTGGCACTCGACGCGCCAAAGGTCATCACGTCCCACAGGTCTCTGTTGGGCTGGGCGTGCAGCTCATCGAAGATGACCACCGAGGGGTTGATGCCGTGCTTGGTGTAGGCCTCGGCGGACAGCACTCGCAGGTAGGACCCGGTCTTGTTGTTCCTGATCTCCTTGTAGCCGCTCTTGACCTCGATGTGCTTTTTCCGCGACCCGTCCGGGGTCGTGATCCGGTCGGCAAAGGCTGGCTCCTGCTCCACCATGGCGCAGGCCGCCTTGTACACGATACCTGCCTGCTGCTTGTCAGCCGCACAGCAGTATATCTCGCCACCCGCCGGATCGCAGGCCAGGTGGTAGAGCGCCAGCGCCGCGATCAGCTCCGTCTTGCCGTTCTTTTTTGGTATCTCCAGGTAGGCCGCCCGGTACTGCCGGAGGCCGTCGTCTCGGACTGTACCGTAGACATCCCAAAGGACGTCGTGCTGCCAGTCCAGCAGCACAAAGGGTTGCCCGTAAAAGTCGCCCGAGTGCTTGAGCAGCTGCACAAACTCTATCGGTTCCAGGGCTCGCGCCTTGTCGTGCATCTATCTCACCGCTCCGCGCGCTGCAAAAAACCGGCCATGCTGGGTGCCTGGTCGGTCTTGCCTGCCTGTCTCTGGGCCTTGGTTTTTTCATAAGCGTATTTCGCCCGCCCCACAGGGGACAGGCAAAGCTGCTCCACATACTTGGCGATCAGCAGCCCCTGCTTTTCCACCACCCGCAGCAGTGGGTTGGGCTTTGGGTCGCCTTGGGGCGAGTATACCACAAGCTCCTCGGATTGCAGCATCCGCTGGGCCTCGTGGAAGATCGCATAAGCGGAGCAGTAAGCCGCCAGCAGTCCGGTGTCCAGATCGTTGAGTATCGGCACTTCCAGCTGACGGTAAAGACGCACCACGCGGCGCCACTCCTTCTTCGCCGCGTCGGACAGGTCCGCCGGTGCGGTCAGTTTGTCGGTGCAGCCCTTGGGTGTGTTGGCCACTCGGTCCGCTTTCTCCGCGTTGCTGCGGTGCGCGGACGAGACCACGGACAGCTGCGGCCGGGGCTTAGGTCGTCCACCCATATCAGTAAGACCTCCTAAAAGCTAGCCGGGGGCCTTTTTTCCCCGCGGAGAGGGGCGCCCGGTTTTTTCGACCGTCTCAAAAAGTTTTTCGCCCTCCCTACCCACCGAGTCTCGGGCCGCTGCCGACGATCCTCCGGTGACCCTTGACGCTGTTACAGTGGATGCAGGCGGGCTGAAAGTTGTCGGGGTCCCAGAACCTGGGGTCCGACGGGCCCTCCGGTGGGTCGATGTGGTCGACGCACTGGGCCACCACAGCGCAGCCCTCGTCAAGGCGCAGCGCACAGAGCTGGTGCCCCGGCTGCCGCAGATACCACTTGCTGTACCGGGCCCACCTGGACGTATAGCCCCTATCCTGTGCGGACCCTCGACGGCGATCCGCCGCCTGGTCCCGCTCTCGTCTGGCCTCGGCCTCTGCCTCGGCCTCCCCCCTGTGGGCCTCACAGTATGCCCCCCTTGTCAGGTGGGGGCACCCCGGATGCTTGCAGGGTCTCAGTGGTCCTCGTGGCATGTGCCCTCCTACGATCTCCTCCGCGACAAAGCGCCCGGACCCCTCGCGGGGCGGGCGCTCTGCCGGAAGAAGAAATGACCGTCTCTGCTCGTCTGCTGTCCCAACCAATCAAGAAAGGAGGTGTTGTCATGGACCGGCGGGGCTGTCTGCCTCAACCTTACCGCCTTACCACGATACCACTATACCACAGACTAATCTCTCATTGTCTCTCATCTTGCCGCATGCGCGCTAAAATCTGGCCGTGCAGCCTCCAGACATGCTGGACGCTGTAGTTGATCTCCAGAGCCACTTGCTCCCAGCGCATCCCCTCGACGTAGTACAGACGGAGGATCCGCCGCTCGTCTGACGGCAGGCCCTCGATGGCTGCCTCGATCTGCTGCCGCAAGTCGATCAGCACGTCCAGCTTGTCATCGATCAGCTGCTGATATTGGACCCGGCGGACCACCACAGCCTCCAGGCTGCTGTCCTTACCTCCGGCCCCGGGCATCCCGGTCAGCTCTGCCGGGGCCAGGTACCGATCCAGAACCCGCCGTTTCTCACGCTCCAGGTCGTCGATCTCCCGCTGCAAGCTCCTGTACTGCCTCAAAGTCTCCTTGTCCATCAGTCCGCCTCCTTGGCCACAAAACACGAACCGTCTATCGGGTCATCCTCACCAGGGTGACGATGCAGCAGCTTGTACCAGCCGCAAAAGGTCGTCTTGTGCTTGGCGCAGTCGCCACAAGTGTGCCGCGCGGCAAACTGCATGCAGCCTCCGCACTCGTCCAAGTCCACCTGCGCGAGATTGCACAAGCCCGCGTCGCTGTGCAGGCACAGCGCTCTGCACTTGATCTCTGTCATGCTGCTCCTCCTCTCTTGATCTCCTCCAGCTTGGCCCTCAGGCCCTGGATCAGTCTATCCTGTGTTGTGTCCTTGCCAACCAGCGCCTCCATGACTGCCTCATCTCGGGAGTCCTTGACAATTAGGTGGTGGACGATCACCGGCCGGGTCTGCCCCTGGCGGTACAGGCGGGCGTTGGCCTGCTGGTACTGCTCCAGACTCCACGTCAGGCCAAACCACACGACGTGGTGCCCACCCTCCTGAAGGTTGAGGCCGTAGGCCGCCGAAGCGGGATGCGCCAGGAGGACGTCGACCTCCCCGGCGTTCCACCGGCGGACGCTCTCCGCGTCCAACCGGGCCGCCCGCTTGCCACTCTTGGCCAGTGCAGCCTCCAACCGCTCCAGGTCATGCCGATAGGCATAAAACACCAGGGCTGGCTGGCCTTGCAGGCCCTCGATCAGCTCCACAAAGGCCTCTAGCTTGCAGCGGTGGACCACTACGGCCTCTCCCTTGTCGTCATAGATTGCCCCGTTGCACAGCTGTAGCAGCTTGCCAGACAGCACCGCCGCCGTCTGCGCGTCGATCTCCCGATCCCCCAGCGCCAGATAGGCCTCACGCTCCAGCCGCTTGTAAGCTGCTTGGCTCTTGTCGTCCAGGGCGACGGGCACGGTGTCATAGATCAGCTCCGGCAGCTGTAGATAGTCCTCCGCGCTCATGGTGATACAGATGTCGCTGATCGCCGCCATGATCGCCTCCTCGGCAAAGGGCTTGAGCCGCCAGCTGTAGACCTGGGGTCCGCAGCGCTTGTCCGGGACAAAGTACCGCTCCCGGTACTGGGTGATGTACCGCCCTAAGCGTCTGCCACCATCCAGCAGGTAGACCTGTGGCCAGAGGTCCAGCAAGCTGTTGGGCGCCGGGGTGCCGGACAGCTCCACAAGGCGACTGATCCGGGACCGGACAGAGGCCAGCGCCCGGAAGCGCTTGGCCTGGCGGCTCTTAAAGCTCGTTGACTCGTCCAGTACCACCATGTCAAAGGGCCATTCCTTGCCACAGTACTCCACCAGCCACACGACGTTTTCACGGTTGATGATGTAGGCGTCGGCCTCCCTCTGCAAGGCCGCCTCCCGCTCTTGGGCCGTCCCCAGCACCGTGGAGATGCGGAGACCGCGCAGGTGGCCCCACTTGGCGGCCTCTGCCTGCCATGTGGCCTCCGCCACCTTTTTGGGGGCTATGATCAGGGCTCTGCGGATCGCAAAGCGGTGGCGGCGCAGCTCGTTGATCGCCGTAAGGGTGATCACACTCTTGCCAAGGCCCATGTCGATATACAGGCCAAGCGCGGGCTCTTGCAGCAGCCGCTCGATGCAGTAGCTTTGATAGGGGTGCGGGATAAAGATCATCTGTACACCTCCAGCAGCTGGTCCACGCCCTCCTTGCTGTCGACGACATACACCTGGCAGCCCAGGGCCCGCAGGCGACGAATCTGTGCCTTTTGCCCGATGGTTGGTTTGCGCCCGGGAGCCTTGAGCTCCACAAAGCATACCGACCCACCCGGAAAGACGCACAGCCTGTCCGGCACCCCGGACCGCCCGGGGGAGACAAACTTGTATGCCTCGCCGCCTGCCTCCCTCACCTTGCGTGCAAGCCTCGCCTCTATGTCCCTCTCTGTGTCCATCGGTCCCTCCTTCTGATGACGCTCTCGCGCGCGTACGCGCGCGTATGTTATGTGCGTTATTAGACGTGTTAGACGCGTTATACAGGTCTAATTTACAAGGTGTTAAAAGTATTGTTGACAATGTTGACAAGACTAAATATGTACGTTTAGCAGGCTTTTTGTTGTCAACATTCTCTGTCAACAAATTTTTCGTTGTTGACAAGTTTTCAGAAAATTTGTCAACAAACTTTTTTTTGTTGACACCGTTGTTGACAGAGAATGTTGACGCTATTGGGGCCCTCCCGGGGTCCTCATAAGCCCGCGCTGCCGCCCGTACTCCGCGCCGAATCTGATCGTCTGCGCCCGCGGGTCCCACCCCGGCAGCTGCCGCAGCAGCCGGTTGATCTCGATGGCGTCGGCCTTGCGCATCCGCCCCGGCTGCGAGCCGTAAAACTCGCACCAGACCTCCATGGCGCAGACGCGGTCCCGCTGCATGAGATCGAGGCTCGCGTCCATCTCCATGCTGCCGCCCGTCCACATGCGCCGCTGGTCCAGGCTGCGCTGATACCAGTCCAGGGGGACCGGCTGCTCCAGCCACTCGGCGATCATAGCGATCCGTCCGTCCGTCTCTGTGTGGTCCTCCTGCTGCCGCAGGGCGGCCGCTGCCGCTGCGCCGGTAAGGTACAGAGGCTCACCCTCGCGCCACCGCACCACGGCCTCAGCCCAGACCTGATCTACCTCGCCCGGCAGGTCTGCAAAGACCGACTTGGTAGGCGGCTGTTGTGACACGTCCACAGGCCAAAAGCGCCGGTTGCCAGTGGCGTCTCGCAGGTACTCCATGTCGTTGGTGGTGCCAAAAAACACGCAGCGGCGCGGAAAGCTCTGCGTCCGTCTCCCGTAAGGCACTCTGTAGATGTCCTCGGAGCGGCTCAAAAAGCCCTTGATGTCTGTCACGTCCGCACGGCTCATGCCTGACAGCTCGCCGATCTCGTTGATCCAGACGCCCTGTAGCATCTCGGCGGCGTCCTTGCCACTAAAGACCTGCAAGGAGTCGCTGAACCACTGCCCGCCCAGGGTCTTGAGCAAGGTGCTCTTGCCGATGCCCTGGGGCCCGGAGATGATAGGCATATAGTCGTACTTGACGCCGGGGGACAGCGCCCGGGCCACCGCCGCGCACAGGCTCTTGCGCGTGACGGCTCTGGTGTATACGTTGTCCTCCGCTCCCAGGTAGTCGATCAGGAGG